CATCTTATCTAAAGTCGCAATACGGGTAACCATCATATTGTATTCGGCTAAATATAATTCTTCTTTAGTCGCCCCACTGGCTTTTAAAACTTCTAATTCATCTTGTTGAGATTTTAAAAGTTTGTCTGAACTGATTTTTAATTTATCGGCTGCCCTCGTTTGATCGTTTGTAATTCCTAAAAAGTCAGTGACCGCATTGTAAGCCGCTTTAAATCCTTTTGTAATTGTGTCTAAACTTGGGATAAACTTCCCAACTACATTCTTTAACTTGTCAAAATTGGTGACGAGTAAAGCAATCGCCCCAATTATTAATCCGATTCCTAACGCTGCACCTGCAATTCTTAACAACCTCATTGCACCCGTTGTAGTTCCGACTGCGGCTGCGTATCTCTTCTGAGCAAATGTACTCACATTGGTAGCGATAGTATTCGCAGTAGTATACGCTGCACTCGTTTTATTAAGTGTGTTAGCGACTGCCTGAATACCTGCAAGAGCCGACATTGCCCCTTGAAGCTTGACCATTGTTTTTTGCAAGTCTTCATTCCCTTCACCGACCATTGCAGTTATACCCTCAACCGCAGCGAATCCACCGACAATACCTTGAGTGATTGATATCATGCCGTCTAATTTCTTAGAATCGGACGCTAAGTTTTTGACTTGTTGGTTTACATCACCTATCTTGTCTTGTAAATCCCCTGCCTCTTTTGATAACTTATTAAACTGCGCATTGTCTAAAGTACCCGAAGCCAATAAGGCTTTCATTTCCTTTAGCTGAGTTTTTAGACTCTTGGTTTTTTGTTCTACCTGCTCAACACTTTCGCCACCTTTGATGACGAGGTCGACCTCTATTTTAGTTTTTGCCATAGTTTAAAATTATTCCCAAGAATAAATGTATTGCATACTTGTTGCGATTGTTCCACTTGTTCCAACAGTTCCGATGTGTTTAACCGATAGTGAGATAAATTCGCCTGGATTCACATAGATCGGCTCAAGAAACATACTCACGCCACCTAAAGGTTGAGATAACATAGTACTAACTGCTTGTGCTGCGGTGACTGTTTGGCTAAGTTCGGGAAGTAAAACTACTCTCCTTGCTTTTGCAATCGCTGACTCTGCTGCTGCTATTGATACAACCGTATGCCCAAAGTTCAAAGCGAATGTTCTAACCATTGGCCCACCCACTAAAACAGTCTGAACAAATGAAGATAATTTAACACCTAATATTTTCAATCGTTTCCCCATAACCGAAACCGTACCCGCAGGAACTTGATAAGACATTAAAATACCATCAGTGTTAACTGCTAATGTAAATGTTTCAAATGCCATACCACCTAATCCACTTGGTAAGTTAGCCGTTAAAGATGCGTTAGCAGGGACAGCCGCAGTCGGGTTCGTTGAGTTTACATAAGTTGATAAACTTCCCATCGTTCCACCGCTTAACCCTTGATAAGCACCATACATTGCGTTACCCGTTTCACCTAATGTTCTTGGTTGATTCAATCCACAAACTGAAACTCCATAACCCCTTAAAGTAGTTTGGAACACTCCACCTGCTGCGCCTCCCGTTATAACGTGTCTTAATGAGAAAGGTAAAGCAGATGCCATGAAAGGTTGCCCTTGAGATATCGGAGTGGAAATAGAACCGTAAAGAACATCGTCTATCCAAAAATTAACCCTATTATTAGAAGTTGCTACAATGAATTTATAAACTTGAGTATTGTTATAAGTAAATGCAAATGCAGATGTAGTATTTTCAGTACCGTTATGATTGACAACCCCAAATAAACCTGAAGCGTTTAATCTAAAGTAAGCCCCATCCGTCGGAGCGTATGGATTTGATGTCGGCCTTAAGAATAAACCAAAGTCTACAATAGTATTTGCAACGGGTTGATTAGAGAAAGATAAATCAGCTTGATTGTACAATACCGCACCATTAGACGGAAAGGCAAACATAGCATAAGTAGACAATGATAAGCCAGTAGTAGTAGTAGTAATTGAAGAACCATTTGTTAACAAACCACCCGTTCCATAAGTGTAAGTCATGGTTGTAGATTGGTTATTATGCTTACCTGTATTTTGTGCAGTGTAGTTGAATGTTTCGTCATCTAACTGAGTATCCATTGCAACCCTTAAACGATAATCGTCATCAGTCTCAGGACTTAATAAGTAAGGAGTACCTGTTTTAGTTCCACCGTCATTCTCTGAAACAATTTTAACCGCCCCAATAAATTCGGGATTGTTTAAGATGTCCACTTCAGGGCTTACCTTTAGTTGGTAGTTTGCATCTACATTTACGATTCCTGCGTTGTTTGTTCCGCCTTGTATTTTGTTTGCCATATTTATTTATTTTATTATGTAATTCATTGTATATCTTCCCCAAGTTTCATTCGGTGCGACTCCGATAATGTCAAAAGAAACCCCGTTAACTATGTTAGTCGCATAACCGCTCACATTGTCCCACTGGTAATCATCAGGGTCGTGGTCAGCCGTTGCTAATCCCGATGGCGAAACTAATATAATACTCCCCGTTAAAGCCTTTGAGTTAGTAACCGTATGTCTAACGAAAGAACTTTCTACCGTTCCAAAGTCTATTGTAACTTGACCTGAGTATCCTGCCCCATTATTTATGGTTGCTAAAGATTTATTCTTCCATAATCCCGTTGAAGTCTCGTAAACTAATAAATCAAAATTAGCCTCAGAACTTAAACTCACATTGTGAAGCTCGTTTAATTCAAACCCGTTTATAATTGAGTAAATTATTCTACCATTTGTCGGACTTGTTCTTGCAACCACTCCAATTCTTACTGCGTGATTTGGGGCAGATGGTTTTACATTTGTGATATAACCTGCATTGGCAGGATCAAGCCAAACGATATCTCCATCCGAAAGGACCAAAGAAGTAAATGGATTAGGGGCGGTGTTTCTTGTATCTAAATTATGTAGTGTCCCAACCGCACAAACTTTGCCGTCAGCATTATTCGCAATGTCAGCCATTACCACACCAAAAGTCCCTGAACTTGTTGCCTCTGAATTTGCCTGAGCCAATTTCGCATTTGGTCGGTTGCCCGTAGACCCATCTAAATAAACTATCTTACCCCTATGCAATGTGGCACCCGTGCTATTCCGAACTATTACATTTATAGTCTCTGCATTGTCTACGATTCCATCGTCATCCGTATCGTAAACACTTTTATACATATCCCCTCCACCGCCACCACCTGGAGCGGTGAACTTAACTGAGTTAGTTGCAGAATTATAAGCAAGGTTGTAACCGTTAACGGGAGTCCCAAAGTCAACCTTAATATTATCAATGTATTGAACATCACTCTCAGCAATTGTAAGTCCACTTGTATTGATTAAGGTTACATTTACAATGCCTGGCAATATGACGTTATCGTCCCCTAAAATTACAATGTTTGCGTTATCACCTCCTAAGTTATTGCCGTTCCCCGTTACTACTATTCCGTTGGTGTTCCCATCGTTTAAGACTGTTCCTCCAGTTCTTAGAATGCCTTTCTTAATTACATTGCGTGTAGTGTTATAGCCTCCGTCTTTCTCGCCTTGCCCGTTACCTCCACTTGATTGTAAGATAGTAGGGACAAACGCATCTTGATAAGCAAACTTTAAAAGTTTGCAAAGTGTTGTAGAGTTTCCGTTCGGGTCATAATCTTGAACCGTTAAAAGTCTATAAGCATTATCCTTAACCCAGTATGTTTTACGGAAGTCTAAATTTGCAATGTCATTAGGTCTAAGTTTAAACCAAGCTTCAACTAACTTACTATCCTTATTCCCTATTTGTTCCCATTGACTCTTATGGAATTGGTTGTATAAATTATTATCAGTTGTGGTAACTCCCGAACTATTTGGAGTTAAGTAATAATAAAAGTCTTGCACGTCAAAAGCTAAATCATAGTTAGGAGAGTTTAAGTCATCGACGTGTCCTGCGTATGGATAAGTAGAGTAGTTAGTCGCTGAAGTATTATTGTAATTCCAATACCTCAACTTCCCTGACTTCATCCCCCCAAAGTATGCGATAATAGGTTTTGGACTTTTCTCTTGCGTTTCCCCATCAAAGATGGTTCTCATTACTACGTTCTTATCGTCATCAGGTTGTAAGGGGATTAAACAAAAGGGTATTTCTACTTTTTTAGTCTCTTTTACAAACTCGTTATCAAATATCAAATCCCTATACCCAAAATTAAAAGATGTCGCTTGTTTAAACTTCTTATTAAGGTCATCCCCGTTCTCGGTGTAGGTAAACACTAACTCCTTGTTTTCTAAAAGTCCCTGAGGCTTTATAGTAAAGTCCTTGCTCGTATCTAACAACTCAGTCCAATCAACTATATCATCAGTGTAATATGTATCTCTCGGTTCAATTACAACTCCAGTTTCATAGATAGGACTCATATACAAATTGAACATCTTAATTATTGCCATTAAGAAATCCGTTTGTTTCATGTTAGGTAGGATATCGTAGATATTAAATGTTTGCCCGTAGTTTATTTGCCCGTCTTGGAATTGTTTAAATGAGTTCCCCGAACTATCAATGATATAATTAGTGACTTGAATATTATCAAAAGTCCCCCCGACCATAAATCCACCCATACAAATACGCACCTCATCACCCGTAAGTAAGGCTGCCGAATCAACTGCAATATTAAAGTTACAAGTTTGCGCACCCGAGCCACTTACTACGGTGCTTTTATATCCTATTATTTTATAATCCGTGCCTCGTTTCCTTATTGCTAAGAATTGTTGAGTCCCTGCCGTTGCATTTACTTTAGTTATGTTTCCCGTAAAGTTTACCTCAAAGTTAGTAAAGGCATTTTCAACCATTGTAAAAGTCCCCGTTGCAGTATCAAATTGGGTTGCAGGGTCTATGGTTTCTATGTTCCATTGTATTTGCTTTGCCCAAATAGCCGATAGGTCATTACTACTACTTGTCGCTACGGGAGTGATTGTTTGGGTTGCATTTCTTGAAGCCGTTACTAATGTTGTATCTACAAGTGTTTGGTTTTGTTGGAACTTAGTAATATCACATTGAATGATTAACTTTTGAAATTGTGCCGTATTAAAAAAACTTGCAACCTCCAAAGGTACTTCAGCCTCTTCAAAGATTGCGTTGATAATATGCCCGACATAAATAAAAGGTTTAAAACTATTGTAGTTATGACTTATTACCGTAGAAGCATCGCCATTGAAACCGAACTTATCTAAACCAACATCGACCATAGGGTAAGTCAGTTTAATTGTCGGGTCAAAGGTTGCAGTCCATGAATTTACTATCTCAGTATCGTTCCACGTTGCAGTTCCTAAACTGGTTAAATCGTTTAACGTTTTATCGGTCAGCCTTGAAAATATATCAATGTTCTTACCGTAGATAGTAATCGAGTAGGTTACTTGGTCATTGTTTAAAACCTTAATCTCGTTTAACTGACAGTAACCGCTTATTTGTTGTAGTGTATCTTGGTAGTAAATACAAGATGCTTTCTTGCTTGGGTTAAAGTCGGGATTGAGTTGGTCGCTATTCCTTATTGAGAACGATACATCGAACAAAGACTTAAAAACAAAATCGTTTAACTTGCTGCCAGGTATATCTACTGACTTGCTAAAGTCTGATTGTCTTTTAGACGGGTCATCTATGTTGTAGACTTCCTTTGTTATGTTGATGTCTATGTCTTCAATGGTGTCAATTGAGTATCCACCTATTACGAGTTCGTTACGCATTATAGTCTTTGTCTTTTAGTGTCTGCACTCAATTCCACTTCCATAGTCACATTAAATAGTTTTTCTTTTATGGTTGACTTAGCTTGGTATTCAGTTGTCAAAATATTGACCGCTACAAACTGACCTCCGATTATCATATAAATTAAAGGCGATTGAACTAACTCCTTAAGCCAAAGACTTGTTTCGCTATTCACATATCCTGAGTTAAGAGTGTATTTTTGTTTAGACGAATTAAAGAAGTTACTTCGTTCGTGTGAGTAAGTATTGAATGTTATCCCTGAACTTGTCCTTGTTCCTTGTAAACGATTATAATTAGAACTTTGTACGGTTATGTTGTCATCAGCTATTTGAGTGAAATTAAAGGCATCCATCCTACCCAAAGAATTAAGCCAAAATAATCTATTGTAATTACCATCACGTGTGCATTCCCGATCAATTTTAAATGTCAGAGTATTCGATACTATTGTCGGTGTGTTGTTTTCAAAACTGATTTCATACTTAGCTACGTTGTCAGCAATCATCGGTTGAGCCGAACCCGAAGCCACAGTCCATGAGTTAAGGTTTGCAGGACCAACCAAGACACTTAAAAAGTGTTCCTTGTCCGTTGTGTCAGCTACAAACGCATTGGCGAATGTTGAACTTTTAAGTAGCGTTCCACTTTCATCGTAGGTCTTTACTCTCATGTGGTCAGTTCCATTAGTCGCATAGTTTAAGAATCCTAACTCGTAACTATCCCCTACTCTAATATCAATGGTCGATGGTTGGTTGGTTAAGAATGTCCCAAAGGTTGTAGGAATGCCTTTATAAACTAAGTCATCAATAGGTGAGTTAATTTGTTTCAGGTAAGTCTGAGCCGAATTAATAGCGTAAATGTAAGTACTCTCTGCACTGGCATAACCACTGACAACCGCTCCGTATTCTTCCCTTATATTAATCTTGAATTTTTTGTAGACATTCACACCCGTTTTAAAACCAACTGAACCTGCAATCAAGTTAGTCATGTCATAACTCAAATAGTTCTCAATGATTCTATGAGCATCTAAGTCAACCGTCCCGTCAGCATAGTAGGCAGGTTTTCTAAGTTCGGTTATTACATTAGCTGAAGCATCTAAGACTTGAATCCTATATCTAAAGTTCGTTTGAGTAGTTTGCGAACTCGAAGCTAAGTATATTATCGGGTCAAACCCACTTACAAAAAGGTCAGGTTGTTGAATGAATGTAACTGCCATTATCTATATTATATTATTTAAGGTTAAAAATACACATACAAAAAAAAGGTAGACATTTCTGCCTACCATTTTAATGAACCATTTATCACAAAAGGTCTTTAACTCCAAGTTATGTCATTACCCCATCCACTACCTTGCAAAGATTTTGTGCAATCTCTTAAGTCTTTATATTGATTGCAATCTACACCTGTACCTTTGCCATTTCTAATTGAATAGAAAATGCCATTCTTGTTTTTCCTTACTTTAATGCATCCAGCATATCCAATCTGAATATGAGTAAATCCATTATCAATTGCAATTTGAACTTTGTTGTGAAAGTCTAAATTTCTTAAATCAGCATAATTTTCCTTTTCTAATTTGCTTAATGCCATTACTTCTTGATGTGTCATTTGCATTGCTTCTGTTGTTGTCATAATATTTTATCTAATTGTATAGTACAAAGATAATGCTATTATCCATACTTGCAACCTTTAAAGTGTAAACTGTAAAGATAATTTATAAATATGTTATAACTTGCTGAAAATCAATTTAGTTATTTTTTAAACTCGGTTATTAATTTGAACTCTACTTCTTTGCCGATAATATCACTCAGCATAGTTGTAAGCTCGTTGTAACTCTCTTGGTTAAATGTGTCGGTATAGAACTTAGTTCCGTCAATACCTTTCTTTTTAATTGAATCCGCCATCGCCTGAGCCATTGTAAATGAGTTTTGTATTACCTCTGCTCCACTTTGATTCTTGCTTGTCCTTACCGGTATTCCTTTCCTTGCAATAAAGTCTTGTAAGCTACTAATCATTTGAGGCGGTGTTGCCATGTTCTTAAATGCAAACCCTTGAGGAAAGTCTTTGTTTGTGTAGGTTTTTGTTGGAACGCCTGAAGCTGATTGATTCTTTAAACCCTTTACTCCCAAATCTATGAACATCCAGTAATCGTTTAACTCAATAGCCATATTAACCACAGTCCCTTTGACCGTTGGATTCTTTAAAACTATACTCTGAGCCAAATTACTTTCAGTCTTCTTATGCTTAAGTCTTTCTCTCAAGAGTCTGCGCATCTCATTTGCGTTTGCGTTGCCCCATTCTAAAAGGACATCGGCACACTTGTCTAATATTTCATCACTTATTTTCATTTTGAATGTAATCTAATTCTATACTTAGTTTACTTTGGGTGTAGAAATGTAAACTAAAAAACATTTATTTCTTTGGTTGATTATCGGCTTTATCTTTTAAATAACATAGATGGTTCAAGAAGTCATAAGCGTTCATTTTAAAATAGAACGGAAACTTTGACCTATCTTCTTTAGCAAATAGTTTGTCAATCGTCGCATACCAAGACCACTTAGAAGCGAACCAATCCGACTCTTGTTCTTCTTCTTCGGTTTCCTTTTCTTTGTTAAAGAGGACTGGATACCCTCCGATAATTTCACTAAAAGAAGTGCAAAAAAAAACCCTATCGGATAAGCCACGTCAACATCTAAATTGTATTGGAATAACTCTGCCCTCCGATTAAACTCGGTCATCTGAACATCCTCATCTTTCTCCTTGTAGCACATAGTCGCTAAGATTAAATGTAAGTTGTCTACAATAGCCTCTTTCTCTTTAGTCAATGATGACATGGAAATAAACTGCTCGGTATTCCAATCGGTTAAGTATTGATTCACAAAGAACTTTTCGCCTTTCACTTCAAACTCAGTTACCCAAGCATCAGGGAATGTACTGATGTCGGGAATGGTTACACTCTCTTGCTCTTTAAGAAAGTCAGTCCATTTCATTCTCTTGTATTCGGATATCGGTTTGCCGGTAAGAACTGACAATACATTGTATGCCGTTCTAATTTCATTGTTGTCGCCTAACTTAATGGCGTTGTAAAGTTCTTGGTATGTTTTAATGTTCATCGTATTCTGTATGTGCCAAGTCCTGGCGATTGTATAATGTGTGTGAAGCCGTATCTCATCGCATCCATTAAGTGGTTGTGTATTTCAATCGGTTCTCCCGTTGGTTTATTGTTCCTATCAGTTGCCCAAACATAAGACCTTAATTCTTTGATAAGGTTTGTTGAGTGTTTAGTTACTAATAAGTTTTGTTGCTGTATTAGTTGTATTCCGTGTAGTATTGAATCCTTGCCTTTTAAAGCCCCCATACACTTAAGACCGTAGCTTTGTAGTTCTGCTATTGACTTGGGTTCTGCTGAGTCACAAATTACCATTGTCGGCTCTGACTTAATAAGGTCAAAAATATTCTTATTGCTCAGTTCCTTTTGGTAGATAAGTTCATGCAGGATAAATGAATCATTGTATTTGTAAATGCCTATACAAGCCGTTGGGTCAACTGAATATCCAAAGTCTAATCCTATACCTAACAACCTTGCATCGTTCGGTATGGTGTCTATTGTCGACCAATTACTAAAGATGGTACCTTGAACGCTTCCGACCTCCCCGAGTCCATAAACACGCCACCAGTTTTCCCAATAGGTTGATGTCTTGGCTTTCTCCTTTGCTGACTCAATATCCTTTACAATCGTTTCACTTAGGCTCTCGTTATCTTGGTATGTAAGAATGATTAACTCTGAGTCATCCTCTTTTAATACTTCCGTATGCGCCCAAAACTCAGCCGTCGGGTTAAAGTCTAACCAAATATGATGTGAGGTTCTTATGGCTAATTGATGGTAAGCTTCAAAGGTTAAGTTGTTCGCCTCGTTTATGTAAAGAATGTTTCTTCTCGCTCCTCTTAACTTCGCTTCTTGATCGGCTGAAAAGAACTCAATGTAACTTCCGTTTGCAAAAGTGTAAGTTAATAAAGTTCTATTCCAATTCGTATCAATGTAACGCCCAGTCCAATCCATTATCTTAAGAAAGTCTTTCATTGCACCTCTCCTTAAATGTGGGATGGTTTCTGAAACTACACTTATCTCAGTCCTTGCGTTCTTGGTTGCATAGTCAATTAAAATAGGAAGTATGCCAAAGGTTTTTCCTGCACTCGTTCCCCCCTGAACTACCCTTTTTCTTTTGGTTAGTTTTAGAAGTTTATTGATTGAGGTAGTCCGTTTGAACACTTTGTTTAACTTTTTTTTGTCTTGGTTTTATAACCCCATTTATTAAGTAGTTTAACTGAGTTTTCGGTTATCTTTGTACTCTTTTTTATATTTTCATCATATCTTAACATTATAAGATTCTCATAGCTACCTATCAAGTGTGGGGGAATATTGTTTTTTTCTCCGTAACTTATAGGGACTATGTGGTCAATATGCAAACCTCTCCAACCTCTTAACTCTATCCCATCAATCAATGGTGAATACATATCAGTATATTGCCATACTAATTTATAATAAGGTCTACCTTTCCTATCTTTGGTTTTTGCCTTATCTTTTTTTATTATCTTTTCTTTATCAAAAACTAAGATATAATCATCTTTGTATCTCATTCGTGGCTTTATGCCAGAATTAATCATATCGACTATTGAATAATTTTTAAACATAAATTAATCTTTTGCAGGTTCGTCAGGGAATAAAGGTTGTTCTTTGATGGTTGTTTCTTGCTTTTCTACCAATCCATTCAGCCTTTGAGTGATTGAAGCGTTGTATTGACCAACCATGCCCCCCTCGATTTGGTCTTGGCGAATCGTCTCACGTATGCACGTGCAGACTTCCAAGTATTCGTTATAAACATTATCTGAATTTGTAAAATACTGATGTATAACTCCCACTAAATCATAGCAATATAATTTAAACCCCTCAAATGTTAAAGGTCTTTCTAAAGGTTCTCTGACCATGTCTCCGTCCCTCCCTACAAATTGTACTTTGTATCTTGGGTTTTCTTTGGTTTGTTTGCTATAAGCTAAGAATAGTTCCCACATCTTTTCGGGTGTTTCTATGTTTCTTGGATGTCCTGCCATATTATTTTTGTCTAATGATATCTAAGTAAAGGTAAAATAGTCTATTGTCGGTTGTGAAGTTACTTGTAAACTGGGGGCGTTTAATCTTTGGTGTTGCCTCTCCTTGCTTACTGTACTTGTCATTGTCGGTTTTTCGTTTTGGTTTCATACTTGTTTTGGGTTAATATAAATATCCATAAATTCTTGTAAGCTTAGCCATGATATCCACTCCATACCTCCCGAATAAAACGAGGTGTATTCCAACCCGTCATAGTCAGTGTATGGGGCAAAGCTATCCATCGTTAAGAAATACCTCTTTACTACATTACAATCAGTTAAGGTGTAAAAGTCTTCGTCTTCTTGCTTGGCCGTTAGTTCAAATACTTCTATCCACATATTAGTATATTTGTTTAGTAAAGTAATCTATTCTTTTATTGTGTACTCGGTAGTGTCCGTTCTCCCTTATCTCTACTCTTGCAAATCCTAAATTATGGCGCATGTTGTGAGGATCATATGAAGGTGCTAAAGTACAAAGGCAACCCGTTGAATAAGTTGTAATCAAAGAACCATCCAATAAACTCTCAGAGTGTTCGGAGGTTTGATGGCAATGTCCTATAAGCATTGAACCTTTTAACTTGTTGAAGATTCCCTTTGATGGGTTCACTGGACTAAACGCTCCCCTTACTAATAAGTGACCGTGAGTGATTGGGAGTTTCCCTGCCATGAAGATAACGTCTTGGTCATGGAACTTGATTCCTTTCTCTCTTAGCTTTAGTCTTGATGACATGGTATAGTAAGCATCATTAAAAAGGATTGGTGCTTTTTTCATCAGCCATCTCTTATACCAATTATCGTGGTTGCCCTCAGTCCAATGTATCGGCACGTTAAACTCTTTAATTAACATATCCAAAAAGTCTTCTGCCATCTGAAACCAATCAGCAACTGCGGTCAACTTCTGAGGTGGTGCATCGTGGTTCGTGAACGGTTCGTTGTCTAATATATCCCCGTTTAATATTATACAGTCAATGTTATTCTCCTTGCCGTAGATTAAAGCATTCCTTAAAGCTTCAACATCATGATTAGGGAAATGTATGTCTGAAAGGATTAAAGCGTTTGTGATGGTCTTATCTAAATGGTAGAACTCTCTTGACTTACCTTCTGACTTTGGTAAGTTGAATTGTGTTTCAACATTCGGCACATGGTCAACTTGTTTATAATGTCTTCTCCCATCGCCTTGCGAACCCGTCAGCTTACGAATCATTGACCTTGCGTTCTCTACTGAATTAAAATGAAGAGGGTGCGTGGCGTGTAAGTATCTTGCTATTGCCGACTTCGACATTTCAGGAAACTTAAGTATTGCATCTTCAGTTAATTTGTTTACTGGTAATTTGTTGCGTCCCATCATAAGTAATATATTGTTTTTTGTTTATAATTTCTGAATAATTGTCTCTATTTGGTATTCACCGTTTCCGTGTTCTTCGGGTTCATCCTTATTTGTTGAGGTGTCATTGGTTTCAATGCTGATTATTTTATAGTTAAAATTCCTGCATCCTACTTCGATAAGGTGTTTCAAACTTCGGGTGTCGGGCAAGTCTTCGGTGTCAGGTAGAATAAAGAATTTATGGTCTTTATTCCATTTACTCGGCATCTTGGTTTTACGTTCATACAAATCTCTATGAGGTACGGCCATGATTAAATATCCGCCTTGTTTAGTGATTCGCATCCAATTCATTATCGCCAGTTCAGGGCGGTCAAGGTGTTCTAACAAATGAGAATTATAAACAAGGTCATAGGTATTGTCAGGGACTGATTCCATTAACTCTGCGTTACCGTTGTCTTTGTCCCAAGTCTCGCACCAATCAGTTAAAGCATCTGCACCGTCGTGTGTGTCTATTCGACCAACTCCGATGTCAATGACTTTGCCTTGAACATATTTGTCAAAAAAGCCTGAAGCTTCTCTGCGTAGTCTTGATTTGCTTGTTTCTGCCATAATTATAGTTTTTTAGCTACAATTTGTTCGTGTCCGACTTTGTGCCTATCTACTTTCAAGACTTCAAAACCATTCTTAAGTAATAGTTCTTTTAAATCCTCTATGCCATAAATCCAAATGTGCTCAAGTCCATTGAACATCTTGTCATCCATTTGCCCATCCTCAAGGATAATAGGACTTTGAATTATTAAATGTCCACCCGTTACCATTAATCGGTTGCACTCCTCAAGGAATCCGTTTGAATCTTCTATGTGTTCAAATACATCTAATGCTATGATATTTGAAAACTTAGTTACTTCTAAATCTTTAGTTATTTCAGGGAAGAAACCAAACATAAGAACTGAATCTCCTGAGTATTTTGATATTTGGTCTTTGTATTTCTCATCAACTTCAATACCTACGCACTCAAATCCTAAATCAGTCATCTCGCCTAATAAAATACCAGGCGAACAAGCAATCTCTAAACTCATCTTAGGTTCAATGTGTGTTAAGTTTTCAATGACAAGTCTATTCTTGTCTACAACATTAGACACTTGTTCGTCAATGGATGACCTTATCGGTGTACTCCAGTAGTTGTCGGTATAAATCTCTTGAGGGTTGCCAAAGACTTTGCTCTTGTAACTGTTGCCTATTTTTTCGTATTCGTCTATCATAATTTTTCTATTTGTTTTTTAACTTCCATGTAATATTTATAAGGAATGCTGTCTACATACCAAATTGCATTTGCTTTTAATATCTCATCTACACAAATCAATGCACATTGTTTAGCATCATGTAATGTATCTTCCCACCCATTTGTTTCATTAAAGGCTCGTGTGTTGTTTTTGAATTTTTCAACTAATTCTTTAGCCCTATCTTTATGTTCTAATGCAATCATAATGTTTTATCTAAAATGTTTTTAAATTGTTCGTTGGTGTGAAAAGTGAACCACTCGCCACCCTGAGGAATTACATTGGGTGCGTATAAGTACTGTTCTAATACCCTTTTGACTTTTAATTGTTCTGCTATGCTAAACGCTAAACTCTGACCGCCTATAAATAACTTACAACCATTAATTGCTATTGCCATCTCTAAGGCGTTTGAAACTTTTAAATGTTGTATCTTATCATTGTGAATAGAAAACCTCTTAAACTCCTTGTCAGTCCCTACAAAGTAAACATTCTCATACTCCTCCAATACTGAATAATCAATAAAAAAGTTATTGTATCGGGTAGTCCTATTAACTATGATGTAATTGTTGCCGATGTTCTCCGGAATAAAAAGGCATTGCTTACTTAAGTTCGGTCTAAATTCGTGATAAGCGTTTGCTATCCAATTCTGAATGTTACCTGCTGACAAGTTCTTGTATTCTTTTCTAAACAAGTCCAAGTCATAATCTACAACCATGTTCTCTCCTTTGGCTAATTTGATAACATCATGTATGTATGGTTGCGCCTTAAGTAGTGGTGCAATAAAGTCAAACATCGCATCATTGCACATAACATCGCCTACGGGGTGTGTCTCATCAGTAAATCCACTCGGTGTTCCTATTCTAATATAGTAAACTATCTTGCAGTCATTCTCTAAACTATATTGGTACAAACTTGAAAGGGAGTAAATTATATCCCCTGCATTCCCTGAATGAACTACCTTAATGTATTTTTTCATATTCTATTACTAATTTATTTAACTCTCCAAATAATGCCTCAGAGTATGCCAACCCGTCGCAGGATGAACAGTTCGGCAATGGTGTATCTATTCCTAAATCTTTTCGCAAGACTCTTGCCTTATGTTGGTCTTCATCATGGTAGACCATGAATCTTTCAGACATTGTTAAACGGTATCTACCGATTGAGTCTACAATAAGCTCATATTGCGCCTTCGTTAATTCCATAAAAACTTGTTAATTACTTTAGTGAAGACAAACGGTAAGAAAATTAACAAAGGATCAAAAAGAATAACTGATGCGATTAAACCAAACCAAAAGGACATACAGGTTGGGCAACTAAATGGTTTTTTTAGTTTCCTATTGGGAAACTTTGTAATAATGTAGGTCATAATTTCGTGGAAGCCAAGTGCTAAACCACTAATCCATAAGGCTTGTAATACTTGCATATCTTTTTTTATTTATTGTTTTGATGTTGTAATTCTCTTTGACATATTCGTGAAGCTTCGCCCCTAACTGAATACCTTTTATCGGGTTGCTGATTAACCCTTTCATTGTTCCATCCCAATCCCCTTTAGGTGTAAGCACTAAGCCTTGTTCGATAAACTCTTTGTAAGGTGCTACATTACTGCAAATAATCGGTAATGAAAACGCCCCTGCTTCTAAGACCTTAATGTTTGATTTGCATAAACTAAACTTGTCACTACTCAAGGGAGCAAGGGCGCAGTCCATTAAATTATACATAAGTGCATAGTTCCTAATGTCCATCCATTCAACACGAATATATTGTGATGGGGGTCTTTGCCCATTTGAAGTAAAAAAACTCTCAATCAATTCATAATACTCAGGGGAGGTATCATTATAACCACCAAGTAATAACTTATGATTTTTATTCTTTAATAACTTGCTAAATGGTTCGGCTAACTTCTTTAAGTCAAGATGATGGTTATTTGCCCCAATCCATCCAATGGTATATTTTTCTTGTTTGTTTCTTTGTGGTATAAATTGTGGTTGTTTAAAATCAATGCCGTTAGGTATGTAAACTATGTTTGAATGATAGTCCTTTAAACACTCTTTAAGGTATTCTGAGGCAGTCCAAATGACATCTGCATATCCAATAGCATCTAATATTCTTTGCTCTACTATTGAGTCCTTTACGCCATCCCGATAATGATAGTTTGGAAGTTGAATCCAATCGTCAATATCCAGTATGATTTTACACCCACTATCCTTTGCCTTTAACAAATAGTCCTCATCATGTTTGTACATACGGTTTAAAACTACGATATCAAATTGGCGAGGATGAAAGTCTAACGTAAAACCATTAGTCCCCTTTATGTCCAAGTCTTTATAGTCCTCATCCATATTCGCAAACGGAATCTGCAAACGATGGTAGCCTATACCCGAATCCTTTTCGTTAATGTATATTATTTTAACCATTCTTTAAGGTGTTGTCTATATTCTTTTATGGCGTGACGGACTGAGGTATAAGGTATCCCGATATCTCGGCTCAGTTGTTTTGTGTTTACTCCAGTGATGATAAGTTCGTTTAATAATCTTGAATGATAAAAGTATTTGTTATCTTGATTAAGCATATCCTCCTCAATTTTAGCTACTACTTTTTCAACTTCTATCTCAACTTCTTCTATATCGTGTAAATCATACATAGGAATATCAAACAAATTCCGCCATACTACAAATTTATCGGTTATATCATTATTCTTATCACATCCTGCCCCCATCTTAATATCATCAAACATTATTAACTTTTCTCTATTACCAAACTTTTTTCTAAATGCAGTCCAATTGCAATGGCTGACTTGGAACTTAAGAATCTGCAAAGCGTAAGGAGTAAGGTAGTTGTTTTCAGCTATTGTTTCTTTTTTGTGTTGTGGCAATTCAAGTAGGATTGAAAGTACTTCTGACTTTAGTTCTTGATGGTCTTTATGTCCGTATCTCTTACAATAATCGTTAAAGATTTTTGAGTCATTAAACTCACAAAGCAATATGTTAAACTTCTCGCTCAATGTATTTAATTAAATGTTCAGGATAACAAGCCAACATCATACACTTCTCTAACTCTTTGTAGGTCACTGTAACTACCGTTGTGTAGTTTGGTCGGTGAATCCAAAACTCAACCTTTTCAGGCTTACGATTTCGAGAACATCCGCCCTCTTTAGCGGCTATTTTCTCTACTAATTTATCGATATAGTTGTATATCAAATCGTTCATAATGTTTACAATATTACAATTTTATCTTGAAAGTACCAAATTATTTTTTAAAGGTAGTCTTTTATTTTATTTTTATAAATGGTTTTAAGCAATTCTATTTCGGGAATGCTTAAGTGTAGTTTCTCCCCTTTAGAACTTAGTAATTTTTGGTAAGCATCTTCGCCTATTCTTTCGGGTAACCTTATTGAATATTCAAATAAATTCCCATGCAAATAGGTGTTACAATACTCGCAAGATACAAAACAATTATTCTCATTGAATCTTAATGCTGGGTTTGAGCCTACCGAAAAAAAGTGTGAAGCATGACCGTTGCCTTTTATCTTAGCATCGCAACTGATACAATTTTGCCCCTTGTCTCTAAGTCTAATAAACTTGTTAAATATGGTTTGCAGTTCCTTTAAGTGTTGGCTCTTGGTCTTCATTCTTTCTTTTTTAACCTTGTTCTCTGCCTTTACTTTCTTGGCCATGTGACCTCTTGCGTACGATAATGCGCAGGAATAAGAACAAGTTACCTGGAGAGGTTTACTCGGTTCAAACTCGTTTAAACATATTTTGCAGGTCTTCATAATTTTTCTACTTTATATCCTAATTTCTCCAGTCTTGATTTGGCCTTGTAAAAATCGTTTAAGTTAATTACCTGAGTGCTACTTTCAAGACCTTTGGTATACTTAATCGTTATTTGTGGTGGCATTTTGTGTGTTTAATTCTAACATGATAGCTTCAAAATCTCTCTTGTAGGTTCTATCGTACTCAATCCAATCATGATGGTTATTTATGGCGTGAATAATACTAGCGTGATCATGACGAGTGTTTAACGTGTCCCCAATATCTCGGTAACTCATAGATGTTGAACTTCTTAAGATGAAATAATAAACTACTCTACCTCTCACATAATTGCCTTGTCTTATCTTTACATCGATGTCAACATTAAAGTAATTGTTGATTGCATCTTTGATTTTCTGAAGTGGTGCAGATAATTCCGTTTTAACTTCTTTATTTAGTTTACTTTGTAGTATTCTTATTTCACTGTTTAGTTTTGTAACCCTTGCGGAGAGTAATTTGTTTTCTCTTAAGGTTGTTTGATAAAGTTGCTTATACTTTATTTGTTCTATTTGTTGGTCAGTTGTTGTCATTTTTTAAAGTTGTTGTTTTTTATTTTGCTTGGTATCTTATGTAAAACTTTTTATTTATTCTTTCGTATGTTTGCTTTAAAACTCCATTGTCATATAATGCTAATCTAACATCGCCCCAAACAAAATAGCCACTATATTTAGGATGTATTTCTACTGCATATTCAATTTCATCAACATTTAAGTAAACTGTATCTCTACCAAATAAGTCATCTCTACCCATTAAATCCCTATTTAAGCTTTGGTCTATTCTATTGAATAATGTTACATCAAGCCTTGACCAATTTACAAGCATCAGGGTGTGAGTTGTAGGTTTAACCGTTGTAGATTGACTTGGGGTAACAGTTTCTTTTTGACACCCTGCTAAAGTTGAAAGGCTAAATAATGCAATCGCAAAGTTTTTAACCATGTTTGTTTTTGTAATTTTTTTCATTTTATTGTTATTAAGTAGTACAAAGGTAATATTATAATTGAATAATTTATACTTTTAAATTGTAATATTTGTAAGTTATTGATAATTAAGTTAATATTTTTCTTTTAAATTGTTTAAGTATGTTTCTAATTCGTTGCAATCTAATAAATTTTTGCAGTAATTCAAATCAAATCTTTGAATTAATTCCCCGTTCTCCCAAACCCATAGCAAATTTCCTTGATGTTGGTAGTTTGCAGTAGGGAATTTTTCTTTAATTATGTCTATTATTTTATCCATTTTTCAGTTCTTGTATATTCATCGTTGTAATATCGACCACTTGCCAGGTCATAGCTAAAGATTGATTGACTCGTTTCGCCCCAATGTGAGAATTTAACCTTTAGAATATTCACTATTGTTTGCCCTGAAGCAAAGTCCCTATAAACTACCAATCCATTGTCGGACTTATTATAGAAGTTTGACGAACCGCTGACATCGTATAAGCTTGGGACTTGGTAAATGTCTGAATCTTTTATCTTTTGCATCTTGGTAGGATGGGCCACAATAAAACAATGGATATTCTCAACCTCGCAAAACTGTGCAATCTTGTCTAAGGTTTCACCAATGTACTTAGTTTCATTCCCAGTGTACTTATGTTCTAACTTATTCCAAGCATCTATAACAAAATAGTCTAAACCAAATCTTCTCTTCAAAATCTTAACCGATTTCAATATTGATTCTATTGTGAAATCCTTTTCAGGTTTAATAAAAAATACCTCAGAGTCTAAATAAGTGCCTACCTTTTGGACTTCCTCCCAAGTCATCTTATTATCACCATGCCAAGACTTGCCTAATATCTTACGGGCCATTTTGCTAAAGTGTAATTGTGTAGGTTTATTCTCAGGCGAATAAAATGCACCCTTCCAACCTGCTTGTCTATGAAGACTCAAACAAATGTAATCTAAGAAGTCAGACTTGCCATGTGATGGGATACCCGTTACTGTTGTGATATATCCTTTTACAAATCGCAAATTAAAATTAGGAATATGAGTATTGACTCCCATGTCCAAACCATTTGTGTATAGATCAAAAATATCATCGCCAATGTCTGAGATTGTAAAACTACCCTCTAAAGGAAACTCTTTGACGTTCTTAACTGCTTCTCTAAATCGGTTTACATCTTCTTTGATTAAATATTCATTTGCATCCTTGCACCCTTCAAATTCTAAAAAGAAACAATTTTCAATCCCAAGCCTATCGCAAAGTTCTTGTCTTAACTTTCTGCCTGGTGTATCGTTGTCTAATGCTAAAATAAATCTTTTGCCTTCTAAGGCATCCAAACAATTGTCAACATAGTTCAGGTTGTTATTGGTTAATGTCGCTCCATTAGGTACGCTAATAACGTTTAAAATGCCACATTCAATAAAGCTTAGCGCATCCATTTCACCCTCAACAATAAAAACATCGGTAGTATTTTTTAAACAGTCTAAATTGTAGAATATTAATTCGCCATCTTTAAACATTTTAAAATCTTTGTCCTTGCCTCTATACTTTACATTGATTAATTTGTCATCTCTAAAATAATTAAATTGGATAGTTGAAATTTCTTTTTGAGCCTTTGGCATCCATTCGTTCCCATCGGTAACCTTTGCTCTTTGTAAAGTCCCTTGAGATATTTTACGAGATTCAAAAAACTTAATTACTAAATCCGATAAGTCCGTTTTGTTTTTCCATTCAGGGACTTTGTATTCAATGTTGCGTTCTTGTTTCAATCTTCCTTTATGTCCACAATGCGCACAATACCAAACTTCTTTATCTAAATTGACTGAAAGGCATTTGTCCGTTTTCTTTTTGCGTTCATGTGAACACGCTGGGCAAGTAGTTTGAACTTCGCCTGAAGTCTTACTTGTTTTTAGTTCTATTCCGTAGTCTGAGTATGTCATAATTTATCTTGCAAATGATTTCCAATGTGGTTCGTTATTAGGGATATTCCCTGCTCCTATTATTTCATCGTTCCAACTTTTTTGATTTAAGTATGCTGATGGGTCTTTGCGATATTTTTTATCAGGTCTTGCAATTTTATATTTAGGTATATGAATAAATATTAATTCAATTTCACTACCCTTTAAATTATCAAACTTAGATTTTATCTTATCTTTATCACCAACCTTCTTATCATACAAATCCCAAAACCGCTCAAATAATATTTCTTTTTCTTCTTTATTCTTCTTATATTCTTCTTCTTCTTCTATTGGTGTCGTTTGAATGTCGTCTGCGTTTCGTTTGTGTTTCTTCTGCGTTTCATCTGCGTGTCGGTCACCTTGATAACTATCATATTTACAAACGATTAAGTGTGTCGTTATTGAATCACCTTTTACAACTATCATTGCATCAGTTTGCAACAAACTAAAAAACCTACGAACCTTAGATTTATCCCAATTCCAACGCTTAGCCCAACTCTCTAATGATAGTATGCTTTCCCCACGTTTAATGGTGTACATCTTTCCTTTAATAATTGTCTTAGCATCTGAATAGTTCACAGTTAAAAGTATGTCGTTCCATGCTTCAAATCTGCTATAAACTCTCTTTTCAGTGTATAGCCAGTGGTCAGTAATTGACCTATGCAGTTTAATCCATCCGCTCATAATTTTTGTATAATAAAAAAGGTATCTACGTTCACAAACTTCGCACGGGTACAATGTAAACCCAGTTTGATACTAATAGATACCTCGTTTAAAAAGATTTTTATAATCATTGATTTTGTGGAGTGCGAGTCCGTTGCAAAGATAAACTAAATAATTAACTTTCCAAATTATATTTTATTATTTTTTATTAAATAGTCCATTACATGAACATTTAAGTCAAAATGAAAACCCTTGTTAGCTACCATTAGTGTGTCCATCCAACATAATTTTGAATTAATATGAACTCTCATAATAGGTTTAGTTTTAAGTACAGTTGTCAAAACTCCTCCAAACCAAAAAAAACATGAATCTTTTTCAGTATAATATAAGGTATCTGAGCCTCGTTCAAAGTACTTAGGTTCGCCCCTAAGACCGTCAATTGTTTGACCTCCAATACTACCCCTTGAGCAATGATTTAACCTCATTTTATTTATCGTAGTATCCCAAGAAACGATAACTTGATAGGTTTTGTTTTTAGGTTTGATAAAGTTTTTTTTGCACCCACCTATTACTAATAGGCAAAGGGCTATGGTTATTATTTTTTTCATTGTAAATTTAATTTATAAGTAAATTCTTTTTTATCCAGGTTGCCGATTCTTTGACCGACTCTTTCTATTTTACCTTGCTTCTCAAGAGTGTTTAATGTCCTTCGTATGCTCGTAATGGGCGTTCCATGAGGCAATACATTAGCATTATACATTAACCAAGCACTATTCATTCCGTTTGGCTTAAAAGCGTTTAAAATGATTTGGTCTTGCTTCAATGTTTTTTCTTTTGAAGCTTCCAGTTCTTGTCCCGATTCTTTAATCGTGTTGAAAAACATTCCGATTTTTTTAACTGTTATGTGCATTTTGAATTTTATTAAGTTCTTTTTTAATTGATTTTCTCCACTTAGCAAAGTTCTTAGATGTTAAAATCTCAGCTCTGATGTTGTTTAAATGTTGCAGACAAACACCCTCAAGCATTACGCCTGAGGATTGTTTGTTTGGGTTAGTAGATAGTAGTTGTAAGTTCATAAGATTAGATTAAAATGGTAAATCTGAAATATCCTCGTCTTTAATTGTCACTTCCAATGCAGGAGGCGTGTCGCTCCAAACTCGTTTAAGGTTACCTAAGTAAACTTTCTTAGTCTTGGCTTGTCTTTCCTCTTGACTCTGAGAGATGGTTAAACCTGCGACATTGCCGTACTGGTCAACCTCATTGTTGATTGAGATGTTGATGTTTAAAAATTTAGCGGTTGAACCGTCTTTAAGTTTCTTTTCAACGATTTTACTTTTGTCGATTTTTGATAGGTCAATTGACCCTGATAAAATTTCTGCCATGATGTTAATTTGTTAATATGATTTCTTTGTTAAATGGGGTAAAATTTTCATCACACCAATCTGTTGCATAATCCCCAAGCCTTTCCCCGTGTACGCAAGTGCCAATTTTTCTTGAAGTGAATAATACTATTAATTCATCTTTGTTGTTAAATGACTTTAAGCAAGGATAATCCTTTTCGTTTGTTTCTTTAATTTTTGTTTTCATGATTATAATTTAATTGATTTAATTGTTTCGGTTAAAAGGTCTTTGTCTTCTTGAGGTACTTCAAATTTAAAGATGTTTAGGTCTATAAAGTCGTTGTTTGGTAATATGTAGGGTATCTCTTCGTTTGTTGCTGATGCCAACCAATAATATTTGTAAAGGTCTTGAGCATCCACATTTTGTGCCTCATGTTTAATAAGCCCCAAGTCATCCTCATACGGGCAATATACGATTAATTCTGCAAATTGTTTCCCTAAAAGGATACTATTGCTTACAAGTTGCCAGTAATACTCAGGTCGCTCGTATTTAAAAGTATCAATATCTTGAATATCTACAAGTTCTACGAACGATTTAAGGGTAAACGGACACTTAATGTCAATAACTGAGTCAATCGTGTAACCGTCAGGGCTTCCACACCAATAGTCAAAGTCAGAATGTTTAATAGTTTCATCTGAAACAAGGGAGTATTCAAATCCTAATTGATTGAAAACAATTCCCTCCAGGAGATGCCCCCAAGATGTCGGTCTTGAGGTTGTTTCGTTGCTTAGTGACCTGCCTAATCTTCTCTCATAAGATAACTCAGTTAAGTAGGTTTCTTTTGGCTTCTTAGAACCCATTAATTTATGGATGTTTGAAGATGAGATATTGCCGATGCGGTTTTTATTTAGTTGTATGCTCATAAGTTCTTTAAATAGTCGATTGATTTTTGATAAGATTTTCTTTCGTTGCCTTTTATGATACGATCAAAATGTTCTTGCTCATTCAAAGATAAAGATTCTTTTTTGATATCAAACAATTCAAGCAACTGTTGTCTAAGGTCTTCAGGTGTAGTGTCAATTTTAAAAGCCATTGTATCTTTGCGGTTAAGGTCACATCCGAATAATTTCCCGAAGTGGTCACACGCATCTTTAATAGCCAAAGTTTTAGCAATCGGATAAGCCATGCTTAAAGCACCGTTGTTTATATTAGCAAGGTCAGCAGGACTTGTCCCTTTTGCAGTTTGCAATTGCACCGCTCCGATTCCATCGTGATACATCATAGTCGCTTCGGTTGGATGAAAGTAATGTACTCTGACAGTTACCCAAACTCCGTTAAAAGAAGTCCCCTGATTAGTAATTTCGATTGAGTACTTTTTAAAAATCTTTCTAAGCATAAACTCAACTTTGTCGATAGGGATATATTTGTGACCTTTAACAAATGGATGCTCCTTAACCCATTCTTTCTTTGGCTCTTGGTTTAACAAGAGATTAAGTTGGTCATTCTTGTAACTAACTAAGGCGTTCTCCTCGTGTAGTTCTTGTATAGTTGGTAGGTTGCTCATAAACTTAAAGGTTTAAATATTGTTTAGTTTCGTTAAGTCTAAGGTTAAAAACTTGCTCAGTGATTTCGAGTGAACTTTCTAATAAGTTGTTTTGTACCGCCCCGATTGATAATAACGGAGATTTTTCATAAGGTAAAACGCAAAGGCATCTTCCTTCAGGTAGTAATTTGAAAACGCCCTCACTTTGGTTAGCCCAGTACTGAGGTACGTCTAATTCCGTTTCGATTGTTTTGTTGATTGTTATTTTCATTATAAATAAAGTTCGTGGTTTTGGTATACATCGTTCATATTGTCAGACGCAAGTAACTCTGATGACAATTCAAATACAATGTATTCTCTATGTCTATCATCGTTTGTGCTATTCCATAAGGCTCGGTTGACTGAATCAAGTTTTCTTTTGCCTTTAAACTCTACACCCATAAATGTAAAATCAAAATGGAAATCTCCAAATATATCACATGCTAATTGTTTGATATAAATGTCTTTACCTGAGAACGCATATTCTTCTTCAAGTTGTTCGAACTCTTCGGGGGCAAAGCATTTATTTACCGTATTTTTAAAATGCCAGTTGTTTTTAGGTGTGTACATTATACTAAATTGATTAAGATGTTCCAAACGAAAGTGAATAATAAGGCAAGTGTAAAAATGCCTAAAGCGATGTTTTTTAATTTGTTTTTCATAGGGCAAAGATACACTTTATTTGATATTTTAAACATTAAAAGTGTAAATAGTCTAAAGATATTTGTAACTATGTGAAAATTAGCCAATTATTTTTTAAAGTGAATCATCTTGGCCTACAAAACCCACACATAAAACTGCACCAATAAGGTAAAATAATAAGTAAATCATAAGTTCGATGGGTTACGTTCACAAAGTATTTTACAATTGCAAGTAAACTGGGATGATTCATAGCAAACGTGTTTACTTTCTTGAGAGTGTAGCCCCTCGTTTACTATCATGTGAAGTAAAATTGAATAGTTGGCGAGATCCAAAATAGAATCCGATATACTTTCGTTGTTTACTTTCTCAGAATGGAATAAGTTGCCCAACCTGGAAACTTTGACTGCTATTAAATCTAAAGCGATTTGTTTTGCATCAGTCCCTGATATTGCACCGCTTAGTTTAAAGTTGCTTAAACGGTCTGCATTAGCGTAGTCATCGCCTTTACTAAATAATGTATGCTCCATTAGTTTAGTCAACTCCTTAAAGTGTGTTTGTTGTTCTTTAAGTGTCATACTTTATTAAATTTATAAGTTAAATAAAAAATTGCAATTGTCAAAACGATTCCAAAGATTAAACCGATTTTAAAACGATTCCACCAAGAAATAGGTTGCTTAATTACTTTGGTTTGGAATTTATGTTCAAAGATAGTATCGTTCTGAGTTACTATTTGTCTTACCTCTCTTTGCTTCCATTTAATTACCGTAGTAATCTTTAACCCATTTTCAATGCGTGTAATGGTGTCTAAAATAGTTGTAGTGTCGAATAGATAAACCGAATCCAAAGTGAAGCCTCTGATGGTGTCATACTTGGTTATTGTACTGTCTGACAAGTAGCCCCAAGCACGAAGCTTACTTATTTTTCTTTCTGCCCTATAACTTTGGCACGATGCCAGTAAGCAGATTAGTGCTAATATTAATTTATTTTTCATAGGTTTCGTTGTAGTATTGTTCTCCTTTAGTTAAGTTCTCAGCAATTCCCAAATTGTCTTCCTCTTCAAATTCATTTTGATTACAAGCATTTATAATCTCTTCTTTGTGCATTGCTTTGGCTTGGTCAAGAATGTTTCGATATTCGATAATGCTTTTTGGAGATAAGAACATTTGTTCATATAACCATTCGACTGCCGTTTGTTTTTTATTTTTCATTTTAATAAGTTTTTAATTGTTAAAGGTAGTAACCCCTCTGCTAAAAGAGGTTTGATTGTTGATTTAGAAAGATTCGCAAAGGATACAAATTCAGTTTGTCCAAAGTGAACAGTGTATCGCCATTGATATTCTACAATTTTTACAATTGCGTACTTCTTTTTAAGTTCAATTTCTAAAAAGTGGATGTATTCTTGTTCGGTCATTTTACAATAAATTTTACGCCATCAATTTCCACCGATTTAACCGTTTTTTTCTTTACTTGGTCGTATGCCCATTGTGTAGTCTTGCCGTTTAAGAGGGCAAAGTTTCTAACTGTTATTAAGTTCTCTATCATATTGCAATATTACACCTTTAAAGTTACAAAACAAAATATATTTTAAATTGCGATACACAATATTAGTATGATAAAGTACGCATTAACGTATAAAAAGGGCTTAATGTATGATATTATACGCATTTGCATCTCACAGTTCTTGCTAAAATTGTGATAAACAAAAAACCCCCATTTCTGAGGGCTTCTTGAACTTATGAAAAACAACAACTATTATTTAAGGCAAAGATACTAAAATGTATCCTTTAATCTGCGACATTTTTCTAATTCTTTTACACACCTCATACCCCTCTCTACTTCCCGTATCGTTCGTATTACCCTCTATGGTGTGAATACTTAAACCGTCTATCCTTTCAACAAAGCCAGTATGTCCTAAACCTTTGCCAAAGTCCATTATAAATATTGAGCCTACTACTGGAGTCAATGACTTCTTTTCTTTTGGTGTTTTATTCCATTGGGCCAATACTCCTCCCGTTTTAAAAAGGTTCACCCCTGCTTCTTTACAACACCAATAAACAAACGCCATACACCATGAAGCGGGGAAATTGATCCCGACACTGTTAAGATACTTTTTAACGTCTGCACCCCAATTACTGCCCTTTGGGACTTCTTGGACTCCTATTTGTCCTATTGCTATTTCTATGTGTTTCATGGTGTATAAACGTCTTTTTCTTTTCTATAAAATGTATCGATGTAAATTTGTAAAAAACCTAATGCCGTCATCCAACACTGTAATGCGAACTCAACATCGTGAATCCCTGCCTTTGTAAAAAACATCGGGAGGAATGTCGCACCCCCCAAATAAATCATAACCTTACGGGTTATAGATAAATAGCGTGGTGTATTAGTTTTTCTTGTCATGGTTTTTCTTAAATAATTGTATTAATAATTTACCGATGTTTATCTCTTTTAAAATGTGTACGAACAAACCTGCACTTACTGAAAAAATAAACGTGATTAGTTTATCCGTCATGTCGATGTTATGCCCTAAAAAAAGGAATAGGATTGTACCGAAAATTCCCCCGATGTGGTTCTCAATGTTGTGTGCCATAAATATTGCCTGGTAAATCATATCATCGAAAGGCCTAAAGAAACACCGACTGCTATAAATTCTTCATACCTTTGCTTCCAAATTTTAGCACACCAAAAAAATATAAATTCTAACTTCATGATTCTATTGATTTGACACTATGGTCTTTTTCGATTAAGTTTAGAATCCAATTTAAAAGTTTTCCTGCTAAAGAAAGTTTCCCTTTAATCAAATTCTTACCTAAAACACTGGATATTGTTTCATCGGGATTGCCGAACTTATGACCGCCTTTTTTAATTAAAATATCGTTAAACAATTTAGCAAGATAAGTGTTTGCGTGTTGGTCATCCGCAATCGCACACTTAAAAAGATACCCGTCTAATTCTGCATAGCCGTTTTTAAACAACGTCAGTAAGCACGAGTAAGTAAACCCAATAGGGTAGAATATACTTTTTAGAATTAAAGCCGTTAGAAACAAGATTAAACCCCTCATAATATTATTACATTACCTATTGCAACTTGCTCGGCTACATAGTCCCATAAAGGCATCAAAGACCTTTTTAAAGCCTCATAATTACCTGAGTCTAATTCTGCCCTAAATTCTGCCCATTGAAAATATGCAAGGTTTACTACTTTATTACTTTGATAGGTATCTAAAGGAATTATAAAGCCACTTAAAATAAATTTATCCTCAGGGAATGCCCATTGATATATCTCAGGGATTTCAACTGCATAATCACTCAATGTCGGAGGGGTAAAATAGTTTACATCCTCAATGTTTAATGACTCTAAAGTCACATCTTCAAAAACACTTTCTAAATCAGGATTAGTACTTACTTTATTCCAATTATTTAAAAAGTCAAAATAGCCTAATTGTCGGGCAACATCTAAACCATTATCATTGAAATAATAGTCTGCGTATACCTTTAATTCTTTTTTATCAAAAAATCCTATTATCATATTATGGTGCGGTTATTAAATTTCTTGCGTTACGGACAAAAATACTTCCGAAACTAATTGCTTTAGACTGACCTGTAAAAATAAGTCTTGGAACATATTGAATAGAGGATGCAGAAGTAGTTATAGTTGCATATGTGCTTGAAGTCCAGTTTGAATCGTATGCTGCTTGTAATATTGTAACACCTGTAGCAGCATCTAATACAGGACTTGACCCTGCAAAATTACTAAAAGTTGACATATATTCTTGCAATGTGATTAAATACCAATCATCATAAACAACTGATTTTACTGTTATTGAAAAAGAAAGCCCAAAATCTATACAATCATTCCAATTCCCAGTAAACAATGCAGTCCTATTATACATCAATCCAGTCAATTTATCAATTACAACATCATCCGCATTTCCTGTTGTTGAAAATGCTTGTATTCCATTAATATCAACAAATCTAACCGTTGAACTTACTCCATTTACTACTAATGGATTTTTCAAAATATAGAAAAAATTAGCATTTGTAAAATCCAATTCTGCTACTGCTTTTGGGTATAATGGTGGGTCATAATCAAACCAACCATTTTGCACTCTCCAACCCTCATCGCCAGTACGATATGAAGTATATTGTCGTGCATCTACAACTTGGAATTGTACTCCACTTGGACTTAACCCCGTTGGCACTATCCATTCACTCCCTACTTTACTACCTACTTGAGTCCCCGTTCCATCCTTTACAAGAATATTTGAAGTTACGCCACTTGGATAAGGAGAAAAACTTGCTGAGTTAATTGTTATTGTGGAATCAGGGGCGGTAATGTTTGCAGAAGATTCAGCGTTTATACTTGTAGTTGATAATGTTGTATTTAAAGTATTTTTAAGAACTGCAGTTGAGTCATTGATTGTTACATCTTGACTAACATTGCTTGGTATTACTGAAGTTTTTAAAATATTCCCTGAGTCATCTTTAATTACTGCCGATGAATCGGGAGCAGTTATGTTTGCACTTGTTCCACTTGGTATAGTAGTGGTTGAGAGTGTTGTTCCTGCACTATTCTTAAGTACTGCCGTTGCATCTCCACCACTTGCAGTCACTACCCAATTACCACTCACTAACGAGCCAACAGGAACACCTAAAGTATTCACGACTGCTATATCTTCGGTGTTTCCACTCCCCACACTTCCGTAAGCAACACCATTAATTGTTATTATTGCAACTGGGCAAGAACTTGTCGGAGGTGTTGGCGTTCCCGTAGTTGGAACTGCACACTCATTATAATCAAAATCAGCCGTTACGCTAACAGTTATTAAATGCCCTGCTATCCTATCCTTGAAATCGTGAATGAAAGGAGTTAAAGTATTGTTCTTGTCTAAGTCAACATCTCTATTTATATTTAAAGTCGCTAAAAGGTCTAACCCAATTTGAAAAGTATCCGATTCTACTTCGACTTTGTTTGCATCCCCATCCTCAAGCCTATCGCCTATTAAGATATTAAAGTTGTAAGTTATTTCATTGCCTGAAATGTTACTCGGTTGCGGACTAACCCAAAACAAAGGATAAGTTGTAGCCGTAGATGAACTAATTTCCGATAGGTCACCATAGCCATAGTCTTTAATCTGCAAATGGTTGTCTGCAAAATCCTTAAAATATTTGTAAAGAATGTTTTTAGTAATCATTTCTTTTTCTCTATGTAAACCATCAATTTCTGAAGATTCTTTTTAGTGATTTTCTTATTAGCAATCTTTGCAGTAGGGCCAGTATTTTCTTTCATTGTTTTTTCTTCTTGAGCGTCCTAAATAAATTCCCGTATTATATCCTAATTCTCTTGATTGAATGTCTTGAGCGTTATTATTGCCACTCATCCACAAAGGATAAGAGGTGTTAAACTCGCTTAGATAACCTGACAACCTTTTGCCGTAAAACTCAGCCATACGTCCCCATTTTTGTTCTATCAATTCTAATTCTCTTTGGCTTACTGGTTGCTGATTATCTGAATTTTGGGTTACTACTCCTTTGTTTGAGAATCGGTAGTTGAATATTATCGCCCCATCAGCAATGGTTGCGTTGATAATAAAATCTCTGATATAATCATCTAACAAGGTTTGGTTCAACCCCGTTAAAGTCGATGCGTTGATTTGGTCTGCAATTTCATTGTAAAGGTCGCTTCCTAAAATTTGTTGCAGTTGTAAATCTTGCACCATGATAATAGTCTGAGCGATTAATTTATCGTCTACATTATTCTCAATTACACCATATTTTTTAATGGTGGCGGTGCTTACGAAAAGTGGTTTTAAACTCATGATTATTTTTTCTTTCTTACTAACACTGACTCAAAGAAATGTCTACAACTTGGTATATGAGTGACTGTTCCTTTGATTGTTTGCCATCCACCCTTATACTTGAATACGTCATCATTATAACCCTTTGTACTTGCATCGTTTTGTAAATTATCTATTTCTGCTCTTGAATACAATTTATTTGCTCCTAACATTTTACGACAAAACTCCCTTGTCCCATCAATAATAGGAGGTTCTAAATTTGTAGTGTAACGCCATTTAGTTTCTAAGCCGACCTCTTGGCTTGGGGGTTCTTGAATCTCTTCGGGAATGATGCTTATTTCGCCTTTAACCTCAGTGTATTTTACTTGTAGAATGTTTGCCTTATTTAATCGTTCTAAAGATTTGTAAAGTTCACTTTCTGAAATCTTTAATTTTTTTGCAAGGTCGCTAATCTTGTAACTCTTGCCCTTTTTTATTTCATCTAATAATTTTTGATCGTCTTCTTTTGCAAACTTATCCGAATCCGAATAAACAAAACAAGATTTTACTATCTCGTAATTTTCAGCCGATTCGCCTATTTTCAAAAACTCATTAAGTATAAAATCTTCTTGCGTTTCAAAACTTGACTTTAAAACATCGCCTCCGACAATCGCAGGTAAATTTATAAAACTTCTAATTTCGTTCGTAGTTAAACTTTCAAGAATCTTAGGAGCAATAATAGGATTTGAATTGATAATAGTTAAGATGTCATCCTTCTTTACAAGGTTCGGTTTCTCAATTCCTAATCTTTCATAAACCATGTCAGCGAATGAATCCGCATCTATTGTTCTACTAATTACTTCACTTGTCAACTCTATACCGATAGGGTCAAGTGTTGTTAATTCAACTGGGTTACCGATAAATCCATAAAGACTAAGAATATAATTCATATCCTCCTCCTCTTCTTGTTGTTTAGGCTTTACATAGGTATTAGAAAAGTGTTCCCAAGACAAATCAAACTCAGACCTCCCGCCACCCAATTCGCCAGGTGTTTTTATCCCAAAAAGTAAACCGTTAGAAACTCGATGAGAATAAAGTATCTTATTTATTGTGTCCTTGCTTAGTTGTTCGTATTGTTTATCGAGGTCATTAGAACGCAAAGGACTAATTTCAGGAGGTGTAGTATTTGGGTTTTGGAAGTTTAAAAGAATCTCACCTGCATTATCCGTTCCCGAAGCCTTACTTTTAAATGCGTGTTCAATCTCTACTTGTTCTTCGTCATTAATAGCCGTTCCATTAAAGAAAGTAACCATTGTTCCCGCACTAAATCCCGTCTTAACATTGTTTAATTGAAAGAAGTTACACTCAATGTCCGTTTCAATAGGCGTTGCGCCACTATTGTACTCAGGCAAAGGGTATATGTCACTCGCAGGGTTATCGTCTATTAAATAAAGGATTTGTTTCCCTTGTCTTTTTAAAGGGTCGAATGCAGGTAAAGTGACCGTATCTTCGGGAAGTTTACCGTTTGAGCGTTTCCATTTAGCGTTTGTACTTTGTTCTCTTGTCCATTCTTTAGAGATATAAAATTCTGACTTGTCAACGTTGGTTCTAATTGTGTTAAACGGTTGTAGCTTTACACTTTTGATTGCACCAAAAACATCCCATTCAATAAGATAAGCACATCCACCGTATAAAGTACGTTCAAAGATTTTCTTTCTCGCTAACTCATCCGCAGTTTGAGAATTGTTAATTGAGTTTAAAGTTTTTTCTAAAGCGACTTTGTCACCGTTCCAATCGGCTTTAATTTTAAAACCTTTACCGTAAATATAAGTTGCCTTACCTTTTATGATTGCTCCGTGTATTCCTGAATTGTTATAAAGATAACTAAGATAATCTGAGTAATCGTTATTTTTACCATAAGGCACATACAACATATTAGGTTGTCTGCGAAATATGGGTGTTTCATTCGCATAAAGTGGAAACTTACTGAATGAATAATTTTTAGTTTGGCTCATATGCTTTGCGTGTTAAGGTAGATTCTTGTTCTACTCTTGAGGTTATTACTTTATCATAGGTCATTAGTCCATTTTCAACCACATTTAAACCAGTAGGCACTAAATTAGTTGAACTCACTTGCTCGTAAACATTATAGGTGTATTCATCTCCTAAAGGTATCTGAATTTCGCCTACTAATGGACTTGGGGTTGTAGTCTTTACTATTATTGTAAACTTATTATATCTTTCGGGATATAGGCTTAAATCACTTGATATACAATAGTACTTTATTTGCGTTTGATTATTAATAAATTCAAACAAGAAGTTAGGACTTGATATCGTTATCTTTTCAGACAAAGTCAATACCACAACGTTACTTCCAAGATTAAGTCTTATCATTACTTATATTATATTAAAAAGTCACTTAAGTACAAAAAAAAAGGGAAGCCGTTAAGCCTCCCTTTATTTAATTATAATTTATTAGATTAATGTAGTAACAATAGCTTGAGAGATTCCATAAGGATAAGTCTTCTCTTCTCCAGTAAATGTCAAAACAAAACCGTTTAAGTCACTTGCACCTTTGCCCGTTCCCGCAGTTCCCGTTGAAAGGTCTAAACCATTCTCAGAACCGAACAAACTAAACAAACCGTTCTTGTCTTTAACGATAAACATTAAAGGCTTCTGAGCAAGTACTCTTATTTCGTTACGTTTAGCAACATCAAAACGATCGAGTTGAAACTCAACTGACTGCATGATGTAACCACTTCCACTTGTAACCTCACCTGCGTTGTCTGCTTTAGCCTCTGCCGTGTTTCTGCGAAGTTCATATTTATAGAACTTTTTGCCACCCGTCATTGCCATTGCTGAAACTAAACCTGCTGAAGTTGTGAAAGTAGTAGTATTAAGATACTCTAATTCTCCAATGTAAACTTCGTCTACGCCCCCGATACTATCACGACAGTCAAGGGTAAATCCAGTTGATAGTAAACAAGCCATAATTAAACTAATTTAAAGGTTACGATTTCATTCGGGAATTTCACTTGAGTACCAACCTTGAAATGGATATCAAGCATCATAGTCAAACTGATAGGGTTTTCTCTGATGTTGAACATATCCTCATCGCTTTCCAAGTCAGTACCGATAATGAAGTTAGAAGTTCTACCTAAATGGATTCTATTTGTTCCGTCTAATCCGAAGAAAGCAACTACCTTGATTCCAGTGCCTGGCAAAATCAACTCTTGGCTTTGGTAAGCAGAACCATTTACACCATCATAGTGGAATAAATTAGCAGCTTTCAATGCAAGGATTAATTTGTCGAAAATATCGCTACCACACATGAATTGCAAATCAGCCTTACCTTTCAATTTAGCAGGAAGCAACGCCCATATTCCGTCAAATATAGATACTACGTTTGCAGAAGTGATGCCCGTTCCAGTAGTGATACCGCTTGGGTTTCCGTTGATAGTAGTAGCACTTGCATCAAGGATGATTTTGTTGAAACCATCAAATTGAGTCAAATTAGAACCACCTGAACCACCGATTGCAGATTGCCACAATGCAGTTTCTTTTGCTTCGGTCAACAAACCTACTAAGAAGTTTGTAAAGTCAGCTTCGAATGCAATGTAGTCATACATAGTGCCTGGGCGCAATGCTCTTTCAGTCCAAAATCCTTCAAGTTCTTTTGCGCAAAATTCTTGTTGCACTTTGATTTTACCAACAGTGATAGTTCTCTTTGAGAAACCAGTCTTACCTGAAGCGTTAAATGCACAAGCAGTGTCAGCTTGGTAGAACAATTCAGTGGTGATGTAATGCAAATCAGCAGTACTTTTGATACCCGTTTGTTTTGCGAAAGTTGCTCCCGTTTTGCCTTCGTAGAAAGAACGGATTAATAGTTCAAGTGATTGGTCGTTAACTACCGCAGGTAATCCTGTGGTGTCATAGGCGAATTTTTTAAGTTTCATCTTATTTATTTTATTTTGTTTAATATTTCAGTTAATCTTGAGAATTGAGAAGCACCAACGCTTACTGATTTTCTCTTTGCATCATCCTTAACGGGTTCAGCTTCTTCGGTCTTAGCAAGGATTCCAACTGCTGAAAATAAAGCGGTTGTCTTTGCGTTTAATGCTTCAATTTCAGAAGCGTACTTTGAGTGGATTTCAGCAATCTGAGTGTTAAAGTCATTTGCTTGAGCCTCTAATGCTTCGTTTACCTTAGACATCATTGCTTCGTCATTCAACGGGTTTTCTTCTTCAGGTGTACTTACCTCTTCGATAACTCCACCCGTTACAGTGATAACAATGTCACCTTCAAGAGTGTGTTCACCGTCAGGTACTTCAACTTCGCTACCGTCAGCCATAATTAAAGTTACACTTTCGCCTACTGCGATAGTTCCTTTAACACTTGCGCTACCGTCTAACAAACTTGTCATTGCTAATTCAATCGCAGGTTCTACAACGGGCGTTTCTTCACTAAAAACTTTTTTAAGTTGGTTAGTAAGGTCTTCGCCCAAGACCTTTTTTAATTTATTAAATTCCATATTCGATATTATTTTATTTTTTAATTCTTCGTATTCGTTTTGCTCGGCTTCGTCTACTTTCTTATCGTTAAAGTAACCCTCAACTGAAAAACCTTTGATGTCACCTTTCTTTGCCATGTCCCATACTGCATCGTCTTCAATTTTAACATACCCAAACCAAGAGCCATCGGGTGCAGGGGTGAATCCATCAGGCGTTTTAATGCCTAATTTGCTATCAATTATAAAATGAGAGAGTAAATAAGCTCCTTTTACAGGTAGATTATCGTCGTGATTAAGGTTAAAAGACAATGGTTTGCCACTTTTAGCCAACTTATTAACGATTCTTGCAATGCTTTCAGCGGTAAATTTCACATAATACTCCGTTCCGTCTTCGTCTCTGCGGTAAATTGGTTGCTCAGCAGCCATTAAAAAGCCACCTAAAATGCGTTTTTCCTCATCTACAACAGTGAATTTGTGTTCAATTATAGGTTCTTGCGCTGAAAAAGTCTGCCAATTACGCTCAATAGCAGGTTGTAATACAAGACCTACTGCGAAAACTGAAGTTTCATCCTCAAGATTCTCGTCTATATCCAAAACATATAAAGGTAGCTTCATTGATTATATTATATTTATAATTAAACTATGTACAATATAGACTTAAATCAAAGTTGCGTTATGCCTAATCCTGGCTACTCGACCTTGTGAATCGGTGATGTCCTTTTCTAAAACGTAAACTCTTTGATTTGGATTCATCGCAGGTCTATTGCTTTGGAATGTATCTAAACGAGGAGGCTGACTTGAGATTGAACCACCACCCCCACCACCTGCAGAACCACCACCCCCCGATATTTGTTTAGCACCATTTAAACCTGCTGCTCCAATACTTGCTATGCCGATTCCTGCTCTGACTTTAGCAAAGATAGATTGCTTAGCTGCTAAAGCTTGGTCGAATGCAGTTGTAGTCCCTGCAGTTAAGGCTGACCTTGCCGATGCTGCAACATAGTAACCTGCTATTTCTCTTTGTGTATTTATTATTATACTGGCTATTGCTGCTCCCTTTTCAATTGCTAATGCTGCTAAAGATATGTTTTTATTATCCCCTGCAACTTGGTTTAAGAATTGACCAGCTTGTTGAGCTATCCCTATTTGAGAATCTACAATAGATTGCTCAATGGCTAAAATTTGGTCTTTGTATGATTTTTTATCCTCTAATGCTTTTGCATCTATGTCTTTGTGTAACTTATATGAATCTATTTTTACCTGAAGATTATAAGCATCTGCGGCTTTCCCCTCTTCTATTTTTTTATCTTCCGCTGCTTTATCATCTTCTTCTAAACCCTCTATAAGTTCCTTTTCATTTTTTGCGTTTTGTTCTCTATCTTTTAAAGCTTGTTGGTCTTGCTTAATTCTTTGTTTTAATGCTTCTTCCCTTTTAACTCTTGCTGCTTCATTAGCTTTTGTTTGTGCTTCTTTTGATTCTTTTCCTTTTTGCTTATCTGAATCGGACTCTTCTTTTCTATACTCTGCGTTTAAAACTTTTATAGATTGAATTAACTCTGCTCTTTCGGCTGCCTCTTCCGTTGAATACTTTTTATTTAGTTTTGCCATCTTATCTAAAGTAGCAATACGGGTTGCCATCATATCATATTCGGCTAAATATAATTCTCTTTTAGTTGCTCCACTGGCTTTTAACACTTCTAATTCATCTTGTTGGGATTTTAAAAGTTTATCAGAACTTTCTTTTAATTTATCAGCCGCTCTCGTTTGGTCGTTTGTGATTCCTAAAAAGTCAGTCACTGCATTGTAAGCAGCCTTAAACCCTTTTGTAATAGTGTCTAAACTTGGGATAAATTTGCCGACTACATTTTTAAGCTTGTCAAAATTGGCTACAAGTAAAGCAATCGCCCCAATTATTAAACCAATTCCTAACGCTGCACCTGCTATTCTTAACAACCTCATTGCACCCGTTGTAGTTCCGACTGCGGCTGCATATCTCTTCTGAGCAAATGTGCTTACATTGGTTGCGATGGTGTTCGCAGTAGTGTAGGCTGCACTCGTTTTATTAAGTGTGTTAGCAACCGCCTGAATCCCTGCAAGTGCCGACATTGCACCTTGAAGCTTGACCATTGTCTTTTGCAAGTCCTCATTCCCCTCACCGACCATTGCAGTTATACCCTCAACCGCAGCGAAACCCCCTACAATACCTTGCGTGATTGATATCATACCGTCTAAACTTTTAGAGTCACTCGCTAAGTTTTTGACTTGTTGATTTACGTCACCTATCTTGTCTTGTAAATCACCCGCCTCTTTTGATAGTTTATTAAATTGAGCATTGTCTAAAGTCCCTGAAGCTAATAAAGCCTTCATTTCCTTTAGTTGAGTTTTTAAACTCTTGGTTTTTTGTTCTACCTGCTCAACACTTTCGCCACCTTTGATGACTAAGTCTACTTCTATTTTAGTTTTTGCCATTGTTTTAAATTATTCCCAAGAATAAATGTATTGCATACTTGTTGCGATTGTTCCACTTGTTCCAACAGTTCCGATATGTTTAACCGATAATGAGATAAATTCGCCTGGATTCACATAGATCGGCTCAAGAAACATACTCACGCCACCTAAAGGTTGAGATAACATAGTACTAACTGCTTGTGCTGCGGTGACTGTTTGG